AGATCACTGCCGCAATGCAACCTGAGTTTGAGGACGAGGAAGCAATCGATCCCTTTGACTTCTGGCAAGGTGCTAACTTCAAACTGAAGGCAAAGAACGTTGCCGGTTATCGCAACTATGACTCTTCCGAGTTTGCACGTCAGGACGCACTTCTTGACGACGATGACGCTATGGAGGCAATCTGGAAGAAGGAGTATTCTCTAGAAGAGTTTGTTGCTCCTGACCAGTTCAAGTCCTATGATGACCTGAAGAAGCGTCTTGATTATGTTCTTGGCATCAAGGGCACTCCTAAGTTCCAAGACCAAGAGTCTATTGAGGAAGAGGAAGAGTTCCGTGCTCAAAATCGTGGTGATTCCGCACCTCCCGTTCCTCAAAATATGAAGGAAGAACTAGATACACTCTCTTCCAATAATGAAGAGGATGATGATACTCTTTCATATTTTGCCGCACTCGCAGCAGATTGAGTTAGTTGGAAATAGTGACTCTCGTATTTTCAGTTTGAATTAGAGAGTCACTTATATATTGAGATGACTTACTATATCTCATAATAGATCTCATATCATTCAAAAATTGTTGTAAATATCCTCGTCTCAGTAAAGAGATTGAGGATTTTTCTTCATTTTTACGAATTTCATATACGTAATTTGAAATACCGGTTCTTACATCAACTCCACTTATAACTTTTTTTGATCCATTATCACTATAGTTTAAAACAAAACCTTCATTAACCACTTTACCGGCAGGAAGAATTAATCTTCCACTCGAATCTTTGATTTCTTTTGTTTCATAATGATGAGTTTCATTTAATTTTTCTACACCATATTTTTTCTCAACATGTCTGTATAATTGATAATTTGTGAGTGGCCATTCATCTCTCACATTGATAATACCTGCTGTCATTAAAACAACCCAATCAAGTTCTGCACTTCCATAAAATTCTTCGGCAACAACATCAGGTCTTACTCCATCAGGAATTCGATATTGTTCAAAAACTGTTACAACATCTTTTAAATCATCACGAAGTTTGTTTCTTCTGAATAAATTTTTAACTATTAGATAATCTTGAGATGAAATTGCATCAGACAAAAATGACTGATAAGCAACGTCTGGTAATTCTCTGAAGTATCCCATTTTAGTATCCTACTCCTTCTTCTGAACCATAATCACTACTATAAATTGGTTCAAGTTCCTTGAATCCTAGATCCATAATCATAGAAACAGGTGCCGATAAATCACCACTATAAGTCGCATATGTTCCTTCTCCCGTATAATTTACCGACATATCAGTCAAGGCACATTCCTTAAACCTATGTAAGAATGGATGTGGACTTGTTCCTTTTTTATATTCTAGTTGGAATACATTTGGAGATCCTAGATATACACCGTCTTCTTTTGGTGACATATTTTGTTTAAGTGTTTTTATAATATCTCTTATTTTTTCTGCTTCTGTTTTACTTCTAGGGGTCATTTTAAAAGAAAATTTGAACGATCTTAAATTAACACCGGAGAATAATAATTCCATATTTGGGTTTAAAATTTTACCAGTCTCTCTTGCTAATATTTGTGCTGCGGTAAGGTTTCCTCCAAAAGGAATGTTTGCGGCACCAGCCGCTATGGTATTTAAAAAATATTCTTTTGAAGGACCACTTAGTCCAATTTTCGCCGCATCTTTAACCAATTCACCTGCTACTTGTGCAAGGTTGTCAAAGCGTGCGTCTGCAAAAGCCTTATTAATTACTCCTAATGTTTGTGCAGTTAATCCATCCATTTCACCGGGACCAAAAGTAACGGAGTTTCCGTCCTGAATGTTTGATGGAATTGGGAGATATATAGTGTCAATAAGATCTCCTATGTTTGATCTTCCATTTGGTTGAAATTGTGCAGTCACATCACCTACACCTAATTGTGCTCGATTGCTGACAGTATTAGTATATCTGGTTGCAGGACTGCCTTGTTTATAAATAAATGCATCATTTGCTGCGTTAGTTTGTCCCGCATCACCTATTATATATTCGCTTTCTCTTGATATTTGTTGAGTACTAAACCTAGATGGCACATAAGTTCTGATTTGAATACTTAAATAATCTGTGGTTTCATGTATTGGTGCATATGGATACCTAAGGTCTTTTGCTGCTGCCATCTATCTTACTTTTTAGTTATTTAGAACGAAGACTTGTAAAATTGAGTTCTATCACATCAGACATCTCTTCTGGGTAAACTTCATACAGTTGTCCGGCAATTTGGTCATAATTATATTGTCTTCTATCACCCCAGTGAAAGTTAATTCCACGAAATCCCCAAGAATAGACATCAGTTACACCAACAAGTGGAAATTCATCATATCTAACTCCCGGAGTTTTTGCAGTATAAAAGAAAGTATAATATTTTCCAACCGAAGCACTCCTACCACTTTCACTCAAAACCCCAATCAGTTCTTCCATAATATCATCTGGATTTTCGATACCAACTAAACTATCAACCACACCACGAACTCGATTTTCTTGGTCGTCTGTTGGATATGAGAATGTCATTTGATACCTAACTCGTTTTCCGTAAGAACCTTAAACTCATAACCACGATCTAAACACCATTCTTTAGCAGCACTCCATTTTGCCTGATTTTTGGCATACTCAACAACTTCATAGATATAACCCTTTGTCTTTCTCTTTTGGACTTTGGGTTCAATACACTGCTTATATGGTTTGATTTCAATAATTGACTTTTTAATCTTCCCGTTATTATCTTTATATTTGATATAAAAATCTGGGAAGTATCTGTGATATCTGTTATCAACTGGTGAGCGATAGGGGACTACAATCTCCTCACTTCCCCACTCCAAAATATTTTCATTCTTATCACAATAAACCATAAACTTGCGCTCCCATAAGGAACGATATACTATATTAGTGTGATCACCCTTGTATTTTTTTGGATATGAAGGTTGGTATTTTCCCTTATATGACATCTAAATAACTAATAATAAAGTAGTCGTATAGGTATTTAGAGTGGGTAACTCTCTGGTTCAAAAAATAACGATGCAGAAAATGAGAGAAAAGATTGGCTCTCTTTCTCTCAGTAATCATTATTTGGTTAATATTCCTATATCATCAACAAAGTTAAAACAACATTTTGAGCAAAGTTATGGAGAAGATGGAAAAGATATTTCTAGTTTCGTAACTAATAGGTTAGGATTTCTTTGTGCTGAAGCAACACTTCCGGTGACTTCTTTTGCCACAGGAGAAGTCAAAGGTGATTTTATGGGAGTTCCACAGGAATTTGCCCATACCCGTCTTTATGCCGATATGGACTTGACTTTTTATGTTGATTCTGATTATAGAGTGTTGAAATTTTTTGAAGGATGGATGGATTTTATTGCTGGTGGAAACAGAGGTGGAGAAGAAAATCCGGAACCTGCAGCATCCACTAGTTTAAGTACAAGTGTTTATAGAAGATTTAATTATCCTGAAGATTATAAGGTTCAGAATATGGAAATACTTAAATTTGAAAACGATTATAAAATGCAATTATCTTATAAGTTTGTTAATGCATTTCCAAAAGGACTTACATCTATTCCGGTATCATATGGACCGGCAGAATTACTAAAAATTACGGTATCATTTAATTATGATCGGTATGTTATGAAAAGAGAAAAACTAAAGGAAGAATCTAATAGAATTTATAGTAGCATTTGGGATAATCCTTCTGCAGAATATTTTTTTCCAACAGCAAATCTTCTAGATCTAAATCTAAAGGAGTACTACACCACAGATCAAGAATACAACTTGAACTTGAATATCCTCGACGACAATCCTTTTTATATCCCCTAAACACCTATTGTTGGGGACAACCCTCTTTTTTAGATCTCTCCCCAACTAGGATAAATAACTAAACCTGAGTTGTATTTTTTAAAAATGCCTTTACCCAAGATTAGTACTCCAACCTATGAGTTGGAATTGCCTTCAACTGAAAAGAAGATTAAATATCGTCCATTTTTAGTCAAGGAAGAAAAAATCTTAATTATGGCTTTGGAATCTGAAGATATGACTCAGATTACAAATGCAATCATTGATATTTTAACAGAGTGTATTTTAACCAGAGGAGTTAAAATTAAAAATCTCTCTACATTTGATATTGAGTATTTGTTTCTGAATATTCGGGCAAAGTCTGTTGGTGAAACCGTAGAAGTAAATGTAACTTGTCCAGATGATGGTGAAACAACTGTTGAAATGAGTATTGATATTGATTCAATTAAAGTTCAAAAAAGTAAAGAACATACAAATATTATTAAATTAGATGACAATCTTTCTATGAAACTTAAGTATCCATCTTTGGATCAATTCATTGAAAATAATTTTGAGGTTAATGATAACGTGAGTGATGTTAGTAAGTCCCTAAATCTCATTACTTCATGTATTGATATGGTATATGATTCTGAGGAAAGTTGGAACGCATCAGATTTTTCAAAGAAAGAATTGGATGAGTTTCTCGATCAATTGAATACAAAGCAATTTAAGTTGATTGAAAATTTCTTTACCACAATGCCGAAACTTTCACATACGATTAATGTAAAAAATCCAAATACTGGAGTTGAATCTGAAGTTGTTCTGGAGGGACTGGCAAGTTTTTTCAGTTGAGTATGGCTCATACCAATCTTGAGTCATACTATAAGGTTAATTTTGCCTTGATGCAGCATCATAAATATTCATTAACAGAGTTAGAAAATATGATTCCGTGGGAGAAGGATATTTATCTCACTTTACTTGAACAATATATTGAGGAAGAAAATCTAAAGGCGCAGCAACAGAATGGAATTTAGTTCCCAACTTTTCACGGCACCAGCAATTAAAAGCAATAAAATCTCTTCCTCTTCTTTTACTAGTAGAGGTGCCGGTAGAGGTGCCGGTAGTTCTGCACCAAAGTTAAATGTTAGTAATATTTCAAGGGTAGCCTTTAATACAAAACCTAAAGATATTGAACTAATCAAAGCAATTGTAAATGTCGTAGAAGAAAAACCAAAGATAGTTGAAAAGATTGTTAATGTTGTAGAAGAAAAACCAAAGATAGTCGAAAAGATTGTTAATGTTGTAGAAGAAAAACCAAAGATAGTTGAAAAATTTTTTACGGCACCAAAAATAAAAAAAGAAGAAACATCTACAAGTTTAAAACTTTCTCAAAATGCGGAAACAATAAAAGTCCCGAAAGGAATGGGATATGGGGGTATTCGTAGTGGTCCTAATGTAGATCCAAAATATTTAAGAAAAGAAAAAACTCCCATTGAACAGACTCTTGTAGAAACGAATAATATTCTTGTAGAGATACAAAAACAACTTTCTTATGATTTTGCGATGAGAATCGCAGAAGAGAAGAAAACGATTCGTCAGATAAAAATGGCAGAATCAAAGAGAAAGTTTGCAGAAAAAGAAAAGTCTTTAGAGTCATCTAAAAAAATAACAAGCGCTCTTGGTGGAGCAGTTAATAAAGTTACGGCACCTTTTAAAAGTGTCTTTGATAAAATAATAGAATTCTTTAGTCTTGTTTTGGGTGGTATTCTTTTGAGTGCCGCATTTAAGTGGTTAAGTAAAGAAGAGAATAGAAAAAAGTTTAATGAAGTTATTGACTTCATTGTAAAGTATTGGAAAGAAATTACACTTACTTTACTTGGGATTAAGTTATTTGGAGCATTATATAAACTTGGAAGATTTGGACATACATTATATCGGATATCAAAATGGTTTGGAAGAAATAAACCTCCTGGAACTGGATCTGGTGGTATTGATTGTGCTGCGATTGCAAAATGTTTTGCTGGTGCTACTGTAACTGTATTAACTACTTCCAATATTTTGGATTGGTTGAAAAATAATAAACTTTCAGTTGCTGGTGCCTTAGGTATTGGATTAGTCACCGCACCACAAACTCCACAAACTGGTGGAGCACAACAACAACCATTTAAAGAACCATTTAATTGGCAAGGTTTTGCCGACTCAATAAACAATAGTATTGCTACTGGTGTTATACTTACTGGCGCTTTTCTGCTGGCTTTGGCAACAGGACTTGCTGGGGCTCAGGCAGGGGCAGCAAAAGGTGGAACCATAGGACAAATTCCTATGAAAAAGAAAAAATGTAGCACTTGTTCCTTAGGATTTTCTCAAGGTGGGTCTGTTGGTGGAAGAGGATCAAAAAATGTAGATAGTGTATCTGCGATGCTTGCGCCAGGAGAAGAAGTTATTAAGACTGACTCCGCAATGTTATTCAGACCACTTCTGAAAGATATTAATGATAATTCCGGAAGACTTTGGGCAACATTTTCTCTTGCGGTTGAGAAACTATTAGTAGTCGTTTCTAGACAAGAAGAACTTGCTCAAGATTTTGGAGATGCCATACAACAGTTTGATACATTTATTGAGCAAGAAAAGGCAAGAAAGATTCTTAATACTGGTGGTGGAACTGGTGGTGGTGGAGGAGTATCAAAAAATGTAGATAGTGTATCTGCGATGCTTGCGCCGGGAGAAGAAGTTATTAGGACTGACTCCGCAATGTCATTAAGACCACTTCTGAAAGATATTAATTTTGTTCCGGATTCTGCTAAATCTGGTGGAATGAATTTCATACCAATGGTTTTACCAACACAAACATCAAAACTTCCAGAAATTCCAGAGATGCAATCTGAGGCAAACCGAGTTAATGTTGTATCACCAATAAATATTCTTAATCCATATATGGATGTGACACCAGAATTATATGGAATTAGTTACTTGTACTGATAAGATATGGAAACTCAAGTACAAAAACTAAAATTAAACGTAACTAATATTAAGAGTTATTTGATGAAATCAAATAAAACTCTTAGTAAATTAAAAAAGCAGAAGAAAAATCTTACTCTCAATATTATAAAGAAAAATCAACAGCAGAAAAAGGAAACCAAACTAGAAACTAAAAGACTTGGAATTGGATCTGGATTTCTTTCAATCGCAGGTGCTGTTAGTAGACCTGCGATGGGAATTTTTGATAAGATTATGGAATTTTTTGGTCTCATTGCTCTCGGATTTCTGATTAAATCCTTACCCACAATTATTAATAAAATAAATGAATTTTTAGATAGTGATTTCTTTAAAGGATTTACCGGGTTTATCACTGGACTTACAGCAATAGTAAAAGGTATGATTGATATAACAATATCATTATCTACATCTGTGAGAAATAATTTTGTAAAAGGATATAATAAGGCTGCCAAAGAACTTGATAATTTTGTAAATTGGGTTTCTAAGGGTATGTCAATTTTTGATTCGTTGTTAAACGGCAATCAACAGCAGAATTCGTCACCATCTTCGTCATCATCTCCAGCACGTACTCAAAGATATGGGAGAACATATACGAGTCCGACTGGAGGACAATTCTTTGTCGAGACAGATAAAGATGGAAATCCTATAGGTCCTTTACCTAAAAGCTGGGGACAAAGAATTCCAGACCCTCGAAAAAATTCGACAGGATGGGGACCTGTTCAGAACAAAAGTTCTGGTGGAACAGTACAGGGAAGGAATACTCAGAGAGGTGAATCTGGAGGGACACAACCAGCATTTACATTTAGAAGAACCGGAGTTGGAAAAAAGGCACAAAGAGATGCCGATACTGGATTTTCTAGTTTTTCACAATCAGTGGATGGTATTAATGATACTGTAAACAAGGAGTCTGAGAACGTAGAAGCATTTACAAAAATGCTGACTAATTGGACTCAGTTAAACTCCACCGATTCTTCTGGCGGTACTGGCGGACCTTATAATTCGGGAAGAACTGGTGCTTTTGCATCCGGTGCATGGATTGGACCACCTGGAGATAATGATAGACAGCAAACTGGACTTAATATGAATCTTCCTGGTGGAATTGGTACACCCATTTATGCTCCTAGAGATCTAATTTATAGAACTACGGGGACTGATGGAAAACCAGCTGTCGGTCTACAAGGAACTGCAACTGCACTGGGTCCTAATGGAAGAGGATTTGGATTTTATGGGGCATATCGTTATAAAGAAGGTGGCAAGGAATATGAAGTTCTAATGGGGCATTTTAGAGACATGCCTTACAGAGGAACTAAAGATGGTGATATAATTCCAAAAGGAACATTATTGGGATATCAGGGTGCTTCTGGAAGGTCTGTAAGTAACACAAATGGGGTTTATCCTCATATATCTCTTCACATAAATGGTATAGGATTTCGCGCTTCTAATGCGGAACTAGTAGATTTTGCATATGTATTGAAAGATGCAAGACCAAGAAATCCTCGTCGTCCTGGTGGAGGAGGAGGTGGTAATGGTGGATTAAGATCGTTAAATAAGAGTAGTGAAAATCAATCTGTTTTCATATATGCAGTACAACCAGTTCAAAGTTATATTCCATTTCCAGTTCCAATGCCTGTAAGTGTACCATCATCCAATTCTGGTGGAAGAGGAAAAACACCATCAATATGGAGGGGATAAAGTAAATGGCAAGC